TGTGGGAACTTGTGATACAGCGTGTGTCGAAGTTTGTCCTGTGGATTGTATTCATGGTCCTTACGATAAAGAAGGTGCTGGTGCAGAAGCTAAAGAAGATGGATTTATTCCAAAGGATACTGATTCACTTTACATCGATCCTGATGAATGTATTGATTGTGGAGCATGTGAACCTGAATGCCCAGTTGAGGCTATTTTTGAAGAAAGTGAAGTTCCAGCCGAGTGGGAAAAATATATCAAATTAAACTATGACTTTTTTGGTAGGGAGATGAATTAATGTCTGCTACACGACCATTTTTTATTTCTCAGAAAGAAATCAACTTAGTTGACCATATGAATGAGGAGTTGATTGATGAGATTGTCGGACAATCAGTTGACATCTATAAAATATCACCAGAACATACACCCTCAAATATTTATGGTGAAAGCACAACAAAGTATTTTAATGTTGGATTTAGAGTTAATTGTCTGATACGATACAATGCTCCTGAAGTAGAACAATTTCAAGAAGCAGGACCAGACACTAACTCCACGATAGACCTAATGTTTCAAAGAAATAATTTAGCTAGTGGTTCACTAAACTTTTTTCCTGAGGCTGGTGATATATGTGATTGGAATGATTGGTATTGGGAGATAGATGGAGTTACCGAACCACAACTTATAGGTGGTCATCCAAGTTTTAGTCACGCTATAAAAGCAACAGCACATCGTAGTAGATTGTCATCAATCAATATCGAAGAAAGACCAAGATAATGGCAATTCAACTATTAGATAAAAGCCTTGTGATGAAACCTCGTAGGTCACATCATGTAAAACCAGTTAGGGTAGAAGAAGTGGTCGATGAAACTATTGAGAATGTATATGGAGAATCAAGAGATGATAGGTTTGACGAGATAATAGATTTACTAAAACAAGGTAATATTTATGGAGAGAAAGAGAACATAACTTTAGGAGCAGTTGATGTTCCTATTGAAAAACAAATATCAATAGATAAAGTTTCAACTAAAGGATTAAAGTCTGAAGAGTACGCTAACAATACAGAAAGTAAGTTAGATAAACTAAGGAAACTACGCCGTGGCAATTAAACCCGTAACAAATAAAAATGCTACTTATGAATCTACTGTGAATCGTGAAACACAGACTAGTATCAGAAGTGAAAAAGGTAATGCTAAAGTTGTAATAAAGAAACCAGGTGGTCAGAACGCTGGTAAAGGTTTTGCTATAGGACTGAAAGAGATTGATACAGCAGTTATCAAACACATAAGAAATATAATGAAACCAAAAGTAAAAGAGCAGAATGAAATAATTTCTGTACCAGTTCTTTATGGTAATGAGGAAAGGTGGAAATCAATACAATCAAGAAACGCATTGAGAGACAAAAATGGAGTGATAATTTTACCAATTATAGTTATCAAAAGAACATCGGTTGGATTTGACGATGCTATGCCGCTTTCATTTGATAATGATGTACAAGGAAAATTTATATCGGTGATTCGCTCTAGTAATGGATGGAGTAAAAATAATAGGTATGATAGATTTGCAGTTTTAACAGGACAAAAGCCAGTTCAAGAATTTGTTAAGACAGGTATGCCAGATTTTGTTGTTTGTAGTTATAGTATCGTAATGATGACATCTTTCATAGAACAAATGAATGATTTAAATTCACTTTTTATAGAGCATCTAGAAACTTACTTTGGTGACCAAACTAGTTACAGATTTTTATCAAGTCTTGAGGGTGGTATAGCTAATGAAATAGAAATGGAATCAAGAGGTGAAAGAATAATTAGAAATGAATTTACTATGAACATTAAAGGATATATGATACCTGAATTTACTGATAATGTATTTGGTAAAACTGCTGAGTTGGGAAGAGCTTATACTCCAAAAAAAGTATCGTTTTCTGAAAAACTTTTATAATTATATATGTATATAATTGTTATAACAAATAATTGAGGTTCTAAATGTCTGAAATAAAATTCACAGATGATGAAATGAAAAAAATACAGGATTTATCTGATAAATCTGGTAATATTACAAATAGGTTTGGTCAATTAGCTATAGCTAAAATTAACTTAGAAAAACAAAGTGAGCAAGTCGAAGAACAAGAATTCAAACTTCACGAGGAGTTTGATGCTTTGAAAAAAGAAGAAAATGAAGTTCTTCAAGCCATAACTGACAAGTACGGACCTGGTAATTTAAATCCACAAACTGGTGTTTATACACCAACAACACAACCCGAAGAACAAAAATAAAATAACTTTTTCAGTCTTTCAGAAAATAAGTAATATTTATATATGAATAATTATATTTAAATCCTACTTAAATTTTGGAGACAGCAAATGGCTGAGAAAGTATTATCACCAGGTGTATTTACTAATGAAATAGACCAATCATTTTTACCTGCAGCAGCTGGTCCAATAGGAGCTGCTGTCGTAGGACCTACAGTCAAAGGACCAATCTTAATACCAACAGTTGTAAATTCTTACTCTGAATATGTAAGCAAATTTGGAGAATTAATAGAAAGTGGAAGTGATAAATATCAATTTTTAACTTCTCATACTGCTAAAGAATATCTTAGACAAGGTGGACCTCTAACAGTTGTGAGAGTTGCTGGCCTCACCAATGTTGCTAAAGCAACTGCTCATGTTCCTAGTGGTTCAACTACAGGCTCTGCTGGTGCTATATTTACTCTTGAGGCTTTAGGTGATGGACCTCAATTTAATAATTTTGTTGGTACTGGCTCAGCCTTTGGACCAGATAACTTATTACCACCAAAAAAGAATGGCGAAAAAAATAATCTACTTTTATCAGGTAGTTATGGTGGAAGATCTGATAATTTCAGATTTGAAATATCTCAAAGAAATCTTAAAAAGGGAACTTTTACTCTAATATTAAGACAAGGTGATGATACTACCAAAAGAAAGAAGGTAATTGAAACACATGAAAATTTAACATTAGATCCGGAATCATCCGATTATATTTTAAAAAGAATAGGAAACCAAACTACTAGTGTAACTACTGAAGATGGAGTTGCTCTTTTACAACCTAGTGGAGAATATCCAAATCTTTCACAATTTGTAAGAGTCAGTAGTTTACCAGAACATAGAAAAACTCCAAATTATCTGAGAACAGATGGTGCGGTAAATGCGGATAAATATCCTAATTCTGGTTCTAACATTCCTCTTGTTGGTAGTGGAAGTTATGGTGGTGCTTTTGGTAGTTCTAATGAACTTGCTAATCTTTCTACCCAATCTGGACAAACTGCTGGTTCAAACGGTGACCAAAATTTACAACACCCATTTGGTTTTTACGAAGATATTTCTGCTACAAATTCACAAGGTGTGGGTATGGTTGCTAGTGCTGGTGCCATAGGAACTGGTGGATACACTACTGCGATTAGTCTGTTGGCTAATAAAGATGAATATGACATTAATCTATTATTTTTACCTGGTGTAGTAGATCAACTTGCTAATCACTCTGTTGTGATAACTTCAGCAATAGAGATGTGTGAGGATAGGGGAGACTGTTTTCTAGTTTATGATAATAGTTCTAAAACATCTAATGTGGCAACTGCTAAGACTAATACAGAAGCTCGTAACTCAAGTTTTGCCGCTACATATTATCCTTGGGTTCAAATTCAAGACTCATCATTAGGCACTGCTAGATATGTTCCACCATCAGTAGTGATAGCTGGTGTTTATCATTTTAATGATACTGTTGGACAACCTTGGTTTGCACCTGCTGGTTTAAACAGAGGTGGGATTGACTCTGCTATTCAGGCGTATAAAAAATTAACACAAAAAAATCGTGATGACCTTTATGATTCAAATGTGAATCCGATTGCGACTTTTCCTGGACAAGGTGTTACAGTCTTTGGACAAAAAACAACACAAAAGAAAGCGTCTGCTCTTGACCGAGTAAATGTTAGACGACTTCTAATAAACTTAAAGAAGTTTGTTGCGAACTCTTCAAGAAATCTTGTGTTTGAACAAAACACCAGAGAACTAAGAAATCAGTTTATAAATACAGTACAACCTTATATGGAACAAGTTCAAGCCAATCAAGGTTTGAATGCCTTTAGGGTTGTTATGGATGAAACTAATAACACACCAGAGACAATAGATAGAAACAGACTTGTTGGTCAAATTTTTATACAACCTACAAGAACTGCTGAGTTTATCGTATTGGACTTTATAGTACAACCGACAGGAGCTACTTTTCCTGAGTAATTTTTAATAAATTGATATTTATTATTGGAGATAAAATATGGCTGATCTTGTAAGCTCAAATGAACTTTTTTACACACCGTATGAACCGAAATTAAAAAATCGTTTCATTATGGATATTGATGGTATACCAGCGTATACTATAAAGACTGCACAAAGACCACAAATCACATTTGAAGAAGTTACCCTAGAGCATATGAACATTACAAGATATGTAAAAGGTAAAGGTCGTTGGCAACAGTTACAAATTACACTTTATGATCCGATTGTTCCATCTGCTGCCTCAGCTGTAATAGAATGGATTAGACTTCATCACGAGAGTGCTACTGGTCGTGATGGATACTCAGATTTTTACAAAAAGAATATAAATTTTCAAGTCTTAGGACCTGTCGGTGACATTATAGAAAAATGGACACTAAACGGTGCCTTTATTGCTGATGCTAGTTTCGGTGATATGGATTTTGCTTCTTCAGATCCCATTGAAATAACACTAACATTAAGATACGATTACGCTATACTTGAATTCTAAAAAACAGTTGTAAAATTTACAACAAGGAGTTATAATGTCAGAACATAAGTTCCCTACGGAAGTTATTGATTTACCATCACGAGGAAAAGTTTATTCAAAAGATTCACCACTTAAAGATGGTAAAATTGAATTAAAATATATGACCACACGAGAAGAGGACATTCTTATGTCTGAAAATCTTATTAAAAAAGGTGTGGTTATTGAAAAGTTATTAGATAGTTTAATTGTTACAAAAGGAGTAAACCAAGACGATTTAATTTTAGGTGACAAAAATGCTGTTTTAGTTGCTTCTCGTATTCTTGCCTATGGTCCTGAATATACTGCTGAAGTAGCAAATCCAAAAAATCTTGATGAAAAGGTACAACATAGTTTTGATTTAACAAAATGCCCGTTCAAAGAATTGGTTGAGGATGTTGATTATTCTAATAACTCATTTGACTTTCAAACACCAGTTGGTAAAAATAAATTAAAATTTAAACTTATAACTGGTAGAGAGGAAAAACTTATTGAAAAAGATATTGAACGAACCAAAAAATATGGATTTAATGCTGAGGTAACAACAAGACTTCGGTACACAATAACTGAAGTTGATGGCGATTCGAAACCTGAAACAATAAATTCATTTTCACAAAATATGCTGGCTCGTGATTCTGTAGCTTTGAGAAATCATATAAATAACATTTCTCCCGATATTGATTTGACATCGGAAATTGAGATAGGAGGTGAAGCTGTAAGTGTGTCAATTCCACTTACAGTTGAGTTTTTTTGGCCTAAATCCATCTAGTAAATTAGAAATACATCAATCTATTTTTTACTTTATTTATGGCACACCAGGATTTAATTTTAGTGATGTTTATGATATGCCAGTCCATTTAAAAAACTTTTATTTAAGAGAGTTTATGGATTTAAAGAAAAAAGAAAAAGACCAAATAGAGAAGGCAAAACAAAAAGCACGACCAACAATCCCTCGTAGATTTACTCCTAAATAACTCTTTTCTTTATATTTATTAATGTATATAGGAGAACTACACAATGTCCTTTATGGATGATAAAAAAATAATAAAAGAGGGTTTCATTGATTCTATAATAAGAAGTTTGATTACAAAACCTGTTTTGAAAAAAAGTTCAAAATTTCAAAATGCTGTTGGTGACTTAAATGATGCTTTGTCTGAATTTGAAAAATTAGCTAATGCTGAATTAAAAAAGGCAAATCCAAAAGCTAAAAAAATTAAAGTAAAAAAATATAAGGTATAAAAGTGGCAGAAGATCCGATTAAAAAAGCCGAAGCTAGACGAATTGCTAATGAAGCTCTTAAATCTGAGGTAGATTTAACTAGACAATTAGGTAAATTACTTGAGGCGAATTTACAAACTTCAGGTAGAATGAATGAGGCCGTTCGTGATAGAGCTAGAATATTAAGACAAAACTTAAATGACCAAAAGTCTCAGGTAAGTATTGATGAAAAAATTGCTAATATTAAAAATAATATAGCATCCGCTCAAGCAAAAATAGCACAATCAAGTGCTGGTGATAAACGAATAAAGGTTGACATACATAAAGCGACTTTAGCAAATCAAAAATCAGAGTTGATGAGACTTCAGATAAGTAAAAGGGTTCTTGATGTAACAAATAAGATAAAAGGTGCTATAGGAATAGCTGCTATTCTGGCATCTGTAAGTAAAATAGCACAACAATTTGCGGCAACATTAGACACAATTGGAAAACAATTTGGTAGTTTAAATGTATTGGGTGAAGGATTTAAACAAGAGTTGTTAAGTTCCCAAGAAGCAGTTGTAGGAATTGGTGCCACCATAGAAGATGTCGTGGCAGCCACAAATGAATTATCGTCTGAATTTGGTTTGTCGTTAGACCAAGCTGCGGATTTATCTGCCCAAGTAATTGATACTGCTAGAGCAGTTGGTTTATCAAACGAAGAGGCAGCGAGGTTAAGTGGTATTTTACAGACGACCTCTGGCTTAAGTGGAGAACAAGCCGAAAGATTGACTGAGGGTGCTTTCCAATTAGCTGCTGCTAATAGAGTTAATCCATCTGCTGTATTGAGAGATATGGCTGCTTCATCTGAAGCATTTGCTTTATTTTCACAAGACGGTGGTGATAACCTTGCTAAAGCCGCCATTCAGGCTAGAGCTTTAGGATTATCTTTAGACACCACTTCTAAAATAGCAGAGGGTTTATTAGATTTTGAACAATCTATAACTAAAGAAGTTGAAGCTTCTGTATTAATAGGTAGACAACTTAACTTTCAAAAAGCTAGAGAGTTAGCACTTAACAATGATATAGAGGGTGCTATCACAAATGTTGTTAGTCAATTAGGTAGTGAAGCGGAATTCAACAGATTAAATTCAATACAAAGAAAAGCTATAGCTGATTCAATAGGTGTTAGTGTAGCTGACATGGCAAAGATGGTGGCTAATCAAGGTAAATCAAACATTCTTGCCGGTGAGACAGCAAAATCATTCCAAGACATAATTGGTAAAGACGCGATGTCAGAGTTGACCGCTGTTTTAAACGAACTTAAAATATTTGGTGTTGCTATTGCTAACATATTAGGTCCTCCTTTGATGGGTTTAGCAAAGCTTGTTAATTTTGTTTTAACTCCACTTGGAAATGCTGTGGTTGGATTATCAGGAGGAATCAGAGGTGTTGATGACTTTCGGTCAGGTCCTGGTGGAATAACTACAATGGCAGGACCTGCTGGTGTATTTAGGTTAAACCCAAGAGACTCAGTATTAGCAACAACTAACCCAATACCTGTAAATGACTTTATGACTGGTCCTCCTGGCTCAATGGGTGGTAACTCTAATGTTAGTGTAAGTGTAGGTGGTAAGATAAGTGGTAGAGATATAGTGTTCTTTCAAGAACAAGGTGCTGAATTTGGTGATGCACCAGGTAATGGATTAATGTAAAATGGCATTAGAAAATTTAGAATCAGTATTTAGTGATATTACATCAAATCAAATACCACCTGGTAGAGGAAGTGGTGGGCAAAGTGATGATACCTCGCCAGTTTCTGTTACACCTAATAATCCATTAGAAGGAAGTGTATTTGATAATTTAATATCGTCTTTAAGTGATATAACCCAAAACGAACTTACAGATTATGGTGGTCCTTATGGTCAAGGTGTTCACGGTGGTTTGACAAGTACATTCCCATCCTTACCACATAGAGAACATAGTGCGTATGGTGACATTGAGGAAAACGAATTAATTCGTATAGGTCCTCCTAATTCTGATTTTGATCCTTTTTCCCAAATACAAAGTCAAGAAACTGATTATTCACTTGGAACAGGTGTTTTTAGTGGTGCAAATACTTTTGAAGAGTTATCTAAACCAACAAGACAAAGACAAATTACCTTTGAGACAGATGAATCAACAGGTTTAAGAACAAAACTACCAATTGTTACTGACGCATTGGGTATTACTTTACCACCAATCGATAACTTATTTGGTTCATATAGTCCTGAAGGGAAAATAGAATATAGTCAAAGGCGTTTAGGATTAGTGCCTTTCGGTAGATTAGGTGATAATCCAATACCAACAGTTCAAAAATTAGCTGAAGAAGCTTTAAAAGTAGATTTACTTGAAACTTTTGGTTTTGATAAACCCTTATTTGGAAAGGGTAAAATAAATGAAAAACTTGATAATTTAGTTAGGACAGGTGTAGATAGTAAAAAAATTGAAGCAATACAAAAATTACAAGAAGCAACTGAACTACCTGTATTTAGAAAAACTCCATTTCTAGGTTTAAATCCCATTGACAAAATAAATCTTACACCACCAGTAGGTAGTGAAAGAGATGATTTTATAGCACCAGATAGGACAGGTGATTTTTATGTTAGAATAAAAGATTTAAGGGATGGGAAATTTGTTTATTTCAGAGGTTTTGTTACTGGTATAGTGGAAAATGTTAATCCGAGTTTCACACCTGTAAACTATATAGGTAGGAGTGAGGCAGTCTATGTATATGAAAGAGCAGAAAGAGATTTGAGTTTCAACTTACGAGTTTATCCTAATAACAATACTGAATTTACAATAATGTACGATAAAATAGATAAATTAACTTCTCTAGCTTATCCAAACTATTTATCAGAAGATGGGTTGACAAGAATGCAACCACCATTTACCGAACTTTATATGGCTCACATTGGGGATAGAAAGACAGGTCAATTTGGATTCATAAAGTCAATATCTTATACAGTAAATGAAAGTGGTGATTGGGATGCCTTAACAGCAAAGCCAAGATTGTTTGATATAGCGTTGTCATATCAAATATTAAGTAAAAAACCACCTGGTTTGGGTGATAGGTTTTATAGTGACAGAAAATCAACAGGTTTAGTCCAAGATGTTGCTGACCTTGGTATCCAGGCTGGTGCAAGAATAGTTTCAGCAGGTGCGAATGTAATAAGACGAGGAGCTGGTAGACTTTTCGGTGGGGGATAATAAATGGGTAGATATGATAATATAACACAAATTGATAACAAAAAATTTAAATCTATTGGCACTTCTTACTTACCAAAGTTCGAAAAACAAAATTCTGATATATTATTAATTGCTACAGAGGGAGATAGATGTGATTTAATCGCACAAGAATATTATGGGACACCCGAATTTTGGTGGTATATAGCATCAGTAAATAATCTTAAGTCTAATAATATACCAGCTGGCACACAGTTAAGAGTACCTATTTCAACAGAGCAAGCTAATCTAAGATAAGATGAATCTAAGTAAAAAAGTCTTTGGTTCTAATGTAGATCGAAAAATAAGAAATTACTTCACACAATTACAAAGAGGTAGTTTTTCAGCAAATGAATCTGCTTTGTCGGTAGAACTTAATCCTCCCTATGTACATGAACCAATAAATTATTCAGATCCTGACTACACTTTTTATTTAGGTGATAGAACTACATATGCTAGAATGTGGACTGCTGTAAATAT